TTTACGGAGATAAGCAATTAGACGATAACTTTGGCGTGGTAATTAGCGGTGAGGAATTTTTAAAACGGTTTGTATATTCCAAATAAGCTATTATCTTTACACCTACAAAGTAGCTGCCACTACTTAATAAAAACATTAACGCCCCAATTGGTGCTGATAGCTGGCAGGCTTGACGCGCCCATTGGGGCTAAATTTTTAAACACAAAACACAATGAACATGGATTATTTAGAAATGTTAGAACAAAAAAAAAGAACGTTTGCGGATAGCGGGTTTGTCTGCAATACCGAATGGGCGCACTTATACCCATTCCAGCAATATTGCGTCAGGATTGCGCTTAAAAAGGGCAGGTTTGCACTGTTTGAGGATTGCGGGTTAGGGAAAACACGCCAACAACTTACATGGGCTAATGAGGTTGTAAATTATGCCAATAAGCCAGTATTGATACTTGCACCATTGGCGGTTGTTCCACAAACAATACAAGAGGCAAATAGGGTAGGAATTACTGTAATTGAATACGGTAATTGGGAATCTACATTTAGAAAAACGTCAGGCAAACCCGCAAAATCTAATTCCATATTAGCTGCTAAGTATTTTATGGAATGGGATACAAACGTGCATGATACTAAACTAACACCGCCTGATGAAATTTCAAATTGCATATACATAACCAATTATGAGCAATTAGAAAACATTGATTGCTCACTATTTGCAGGCGTGGTACTTGATGAAAGTTCTATAATTAAAAACATGGAAGGCGTTTATCGTAATTTCTTAGTTGAGAACTTTAGAACAACACAATTCAAACTATGCTGCACCGCTACCCCAAGCCCTAACGACCCTATGGAATTAGGCAATCATGCCGAGTTTTTAAACGCGATGAACTACAATGAAATGCTATCAATGTATTTCGTTCACGATGGCGGAGAAACGTCTAAATGGAGATTAAAGGGGCATTCTGAAAGTGTATTTTGGGATTTTGTTAGTAGTTGGGCTATAATGCTAAGTAAGCCTTCCGATATTGGTTTTTCTGACGAAGGTTATAACTTACCGCCATTGTCTTACAATGAAAAAATTATCATTACCGAAAAGAAAAACAACGGGAGTCTTTTTAATGATACCGCCATATCTGCAACGACACATAATGCAGAATTGCGATTAACCAAGATTGCCCGACTTGATGAAGTTGCTGCAATCGTAAATTCATCTGATGAAAGTTTTATCATTTGGGTAAAGCAAAATGAAGAAGGCGAAGCATTGCGCAAATTGATACCCAATGCAATCGAGGTTAAAGGTTCAGATACTCCCGAATGGAAACGCGATAAGTTGTTAGGGTTTGCCAACAATGAATTTAAAGTTTTGATAACTAAAACCAAGATCGGCGGTTTTGGCATGAACTTTCAAAATTGCCATAACATGATATTTGCAAGCCCTGATTTTAGTTTTGAGGGATTATATCAGTCTATTCGTAGAGAGTGGAGATTTGGGCAAAAAAACACCGTTAACGTGTGGCTTATTACCACCGATACAATGCAAAACATACTTACAAGCATAAAACGTAAACAGGCGCAATTTGAGGATATGCAACGCGCAATGCAACAATCAATGAATTCATCTTTTAAACACAAACAAAAAATGGAACGCGAAAACAAAACTTACAAATCAGATTGGGCGGATGTAAGATTAGGAGATAGTCTGCAATTAGTTGATACATTACCCGACAATAGCATAGGGTTTAGTATATGGTCGCCGCCATTCCCTGAATTATACGTTTATTCCGACGAATTAGAGGATATGGGTAATTGCAAAGATTATGACGAGTTTATGCGTTTCTTTTCTTTTATACCTAAAAAGTTAATGCGCGTAATGCAGCCGGGCAGAAACATTGCAATTCACTGCATGGACACGCCAATACAAAAGGGCAAAGAAGGGTACATAGGTTTGCGCGATTTTTCTGGCGGCATAATTCAGCAAATGATAGCCGAGGGTTTTATACTCCATTCAAAAGTTACTATTTGGAAAAATCCAGTAACCGAAATGCAAAGGACTAAGGCATTAGGATTATTGCACAAGCAAGTAAAGAAAGATAGTGCAATGTCGAGAGTTGGCATACCTGATTATTTGTTGGTATTTAGAAAGCCTGGCACCAATGAAACCCCTATTAAATGCCCTATATCGGTTGATACGTGGCAGCAATACGCCAGCCCCGTATGGATGGATATTGATTACGGTAACACGCTAAACAAAAACGATGCAAGAGATGAGAAAGACGAAAAACACATATGCCCTTTGCAGATTGATACAATTAAGCGCGCAACTATTCTATGGAGTAATGAAGGCGATACGTGTTTGAGCATGTTTGGCGGTATTGGTAGCGAGGCAACCACATTTATAGAACTAAACAGGAAAGCTGTATCATTTGAGCTTAAAACATCTTACTTTAATGTTTCAATCCGTAACGTAAAAGATGCAGAAAGTAAGAAGCAACAAAAAACGCTATTCTGATATGAACCAATGGCGTAACGCTATCCAGCAGCTCTACAACATGGGTTTAACCGACCTACAAATTGCGCGATTATTAGGCGTAAAAGTTCAAAAAATACGTGCGCTAAAACTTTGTAGAGTGCGAAAAGATTTGTAAGTTTGTGGTAACAATATGCAATCTAGCCGTTGCATCCGAAAATCTTTAATGCCCGTAGTGCGCCTAGGTTGGCTAGAACCGAAGCGCTTACGGGCATACTTAATTTATGTCAGAAATAGAAATATGGAAACCCGTTAAAGGATATGAAAATCTATACGAGGTTAGTAATTTAGGTAGAGTAAAGTCGCTGCCAAAAATAAGAGGAGGCAAAAAAAGCGTTTATGTAAAAGAAGAAATGTTTTTAAAGCCTATATTGACAGATTGCGGATATTTAAGAGTAAATCTGTTTAAAAACCCCAAGCAGCATGTAACATTTTTGCATAGAATTATTGCAACTGCATTTGTAGAAAACCCCAATAACAAACCATTCGTAAACCACTTAAATGGTATAAAGAACGATAACAGGGTTGAAAATTTAGAGTGGGTAACTTCAAAAGAAAACGCAAAACATGCTTATGAAACAAAGCTAACTGGTCCACACAAAAGGTTGTCTAATGAAACAACTATTGCAATATACAACGACAATTTAGATGTGGCTGTTATAGCTAAGAAATACAACGTAAGCCCAAGTACCGTAAGGACAATAAAGATGGGATTTAGAAGAGGGCTACATAAAATGCTTGCAAACCAATAGGCTATGTCAGACTGGATAAAATTACATCGTTCAATAATTGATAGCAAGCAATTTGCAAACCCTATTCAGCTTAAAATTTGGATATGGTTGTTATGCAAAGCTGTGTACTCAAATAGAAATATATCCCTTAAAATAGGCAAAGGTTACGTTACTATTCAGCTTAAAAGAGGTCAATTAATATTTGGCAGAAGTAAGGCAGAAGAGGCACTTTGCATAGATGGAAGTTCGATATATAGGCAGTTGCAAGCTATGGAGGCGGATAAGGCAATTACCATAGAAAGTAACAACCAATATTCTATAATAACCATACTCAAATACAATGATTTTCAGTCAGTTGTAGATGATGATTTTATTGAATTAGAAGATAAGCCGACACCCAATGAACAACCTATGAACAACCAAAGAACAACCTATGAACAGCAAGCAAACAACAGCCGAGCAGCAAATGAACAGCAAGTGGACAACAGTTGGACACATAATAAGAAGGATAATAATCTTAATAATGAAAATAAGGAAGAAGAATTAAAAGAAGATATACCGCCGCCGATTTTGATTTTTGATTCGCCAAATAAAAACGAAAGCCCACCCATTAAACCCCCCAACCCCCCTTTGCCTGTCAAGCCACAAAAGAAACCTAAACCTACATCGTGCTTGTTTGAGGAAAGCGAATATTTTGATTTGCAAAAATTTGAGGCTGAATTTGTCGGTAGCAAGTACGAGGGTTACAACCTTGAATTTTATTATGAGAAAGTTTTAAATTGGTCAAGGTCGGGTGGGCAGAAAAAAGTTGATTGGATTGCAACAGCCCGAAACTTTATGTTAGGAGATTACGAAAAAGGCAAAGCAGTATTGAAACCTCAAAATATTTTATATGGACAACAACAATCAAATACAAATCGCCACACAGGCGGCAAACCAAGTCTCGACAATATACGCAACGAATTGGCAAGTAAGTATGGACAGAATGGCGGTCAGGGTTAGCACATCTCCAACTGAAATTTACGATATGCGTACTCCTTCGTTATCTTCATTGGGAATGACTAACGGCGTAATGGTTGGATTTGATATTTTCCAATACTCACTTTTGGGCATAGTTGATTTTTTGGAGTTGAAATGGAACGAAAATCAACTAAGGGAATGCGCTCAACTTGCATACGATGAGTACTATTGGTTTAATTTAGCCGAAGTTAAACAATTCTGTTTGCTGGTCAAGACAGGCACATACGAAAGCCATAAAAACATATCCCCCGCTTTGCTATTGGGATTTATGGAGGACTACGCATCGCGAATGAGATACGAAAGGGCAGAGTATTACAATAAACCTGTAAAAAGTAACAGGCACGTACCTAACCCCGATTTATTGCCCGAATTAGACAGGCAACTACGAGAGAATAAGATTGCCTACAAGCAAGGTAAAAAGAACCATGAGGCGTATCTAAATGACTACAATCGCCTATTTGCTGAATACCAAGCTAACACCCCCGTATCTGACGAGCAATTTGCGGGACTAATAGCCAAATTTACAGAACGAGCAGCGCAAACAGAGGAACAGGCAGAGCATCGATTGGAATCCGAAAGATTGCAGCGCATAAAATCAGTAGATGCAAGGAAGCAGGAATATTTAAACTCAATGTCGCCTGAACAGAAAGCCGAGTATTTACGCATAACGAAAGAGCATCAGGAACGAGCCGAAAAGATTACCCAAATAGAAAACAGCTAAAAATATTTTTATGACAGAGATATTACAGATTATAGCCGAATCCTTAGAATTACCAATACAGGCTTTTAAAGACCCATGCCGAATAAGGGAGTACACAGAAATGCGATTTATTGGCGCAATGGTTCTAACAGACATGGGATTAGGTATTTCAGAGATAGGCAGAATTATGAATAAAGACCACAAATCAATATGGCACATGATCCGAGCAGGTAAAGATTTGCTGAAAACTGGTAATATTGCGTTTACTTACAAATGGGATAAGGTTCAAGACAAGATACCTGTAAAGTTTAAACGCCCGACAACCCCCGCGCAGGGATAAGCCCAAAATACGCACAGCATTACCAGCAGGTAGAAAAAATTGATGATAATTATTTTAACCAATAAAACACAAGACAAATGAAAAAGAAAGTAACATACAAGCCGAACAAGTGGGATCAAGACGATTTCCAAACATACAAAATGACATTAAGGAAGCAGTACGAGGTATTGCAAGAGTCAGAAAAATTATATCTTGTAATGAGCGACCATGGCAATCAAAGATGGTTTATGAAGAAATGTTTTGACGTGGTCGAGCCTAAAACCCCATGCCCATCCGATTGGCAACCATCGCCCGATTACAGCGTGAGCGATTACGAAGCGGAGTGTTTGGATAGCAAAGATTGCATGCATTTAACTATTGGTAAAATGTATGAATTGGTTTACAAAAAGGGGAACACAGTAGGCATTATGGGTGATGACGGTAATTTAAACCACAGGCATATTTTACGTTTCGCCACTCCCACCATTCGCGCATCTGCTAAGCCGAAAGAAACTGAACAGCCGAAACAGTTGCAGCCCGACCCAGTTAACCACAATCAAAAATCAGAGATACCGCATTACTATTCTCATGGCGGCATAACACCCGATCAAATAATAGAGGCTAAACAGTTAGGTTGGTATTTGGGTAACGTTGTAAAGTACATTACAAGAGCAGGGCGAAAGAGCAAGGAAACCGAAATAGAAGATTTGATTAAAGCCAAAAACAATATTATTGCAAGAATCAAACAATTAGAACGATTAAACAACACACAAGATGGCAAAGGAACGCGAGAAAATTAAACTAACATGTAGTAAATGTGCTACTGAATTTTGGCGAAAAAAGAAAGATGTAAGGAAGTCGGGTAACCACTATTGCAGTCAGGGATGTTTACATAAAAAATCCGACAAAGAAAAGAAGCCCAAAGTACCCCACACAAAGCGCGAGGATTTAATCAAGCAATTTAGGGATTACTATTACAATCTGTTTTTGCAAAACATAGGTAAACGCCCAAAAGAATTAGTTGATGTTTTTGGCTTATGCGCTAATAGTATATTTCGCTGGCATAGACGGTTATTAGTTGCAGGATATAAGTTACCTTTGTTACCGGGAAGAGATAAAAGCTATTGGGGAAAAATTGAAAAGAAAACAAAAAAAGTGAAGTACCACAACACCAAGCCGCTAAATTCAGGACAAGCGCGAAAGTTAGACGACCCGAAGCCGACAAAGGTTAAGGATTTCAGCACAGGGTACAGGTACGTTAGAATTGACAGCAAAACATTTAAACTACAAAAAACAGCATAAAACAAAACACATGAACAGAGAAATTAAGTTTAGAGCATGGGATGAAAAAAGAAAAATATTCCATTATTGGGGATATTTAAAGCCATTCGGAAACGATATTGTGTTTGTATCTCCGCCAGCACCGCATTATCCAAGCCAAGAGTTCACAGGTCTAAAGGACGCGAACGGTACGGATATTTACGAGGGGGATATAATTAGCCCTATTGAAGTAGATGAAAAATACAAGTCAGTCAATTACCCTATTGAATGGGATAATAATAAGGCTCGTTTTTCGTGCAGATACGGACAAGAAGAATGGAAAGTTTTAAATATAGACCAATCATTTATGGAACAATGCAACTTGAAAATTATCGGTAACATACATCAAAATCCTGAATTGTTATGAATTGGCAAGAACTAAAAGACTTTGCAAATTCGCTAAGTGAAGCTGAATTGCAACAAGAGGTTAAAGGATGGGATGATTTGCGAACGCAAGAAGTCGTAAGCGTAGAAAAAACAGAGGAATTGAGATATTGGGATGGGTACCAATACGTATCTGAATCAGATTGTGAAGGCTATCCGCAAAACTTAGACAAGACAAAAATTTTACCAATCGGTACAATCAGATTAAATTTATACTAAAACAAAACACATGAGCTACACAATTACAGGCACCGTACATTCGGTAGAAGCCGAGCAGACAAGAGAGTACAACGGGAAAGTATCTAAAAGCAGGGATATTATACTATCTTGCCCCGAAACGATTAACGGAAAGGAGTATTCTAATTTCCCGAAATTAACAGCAAAGAAAGATAGTGTATGTCAATACATATCGAATTTGAAAAAAGGTCAGACCGTAACGCTACATTTCAACATCAAAGGTTTTAACGGGCAAAAGGGGAACTTTACAGGGTTGGAGGTTTGGAAGGTTGACGCGCAACAGTCGGCACCAGCACAACAACAGCAATACCAAGCCCCACAAAACTATCAAGCCCCTACGCAAGGTTCATTTAATGGTGGCAATGTTGCCCCTGTAGATGATTTGCCCTTTTAATCATTCATTGCAGCCCCGTAAGGCTGTCTAATTCACAAAACAAAAAATAATGAAACAGAAAACAAAAGAAGTTTACTATTGCGATCACTGCAATAAACATGGGTTAAGAAAAGACGTTATTGTAAAGCACGAAAATGCTTGCTATTATAACCCCGAAAATAAACACAACTGTTATGGGTGTATATTTTTAAATACAAAAGATTGGGTTTGTATGGCGCAAAATAAATTGAAATTAAAATCAAGGTCTTTAAGTGTAAAAGATGTAAATGGTAGGCATAAAGACCGAGAAGTAATGCCAAAGCTAAACGAGTGCCCACATTTTATGGGCATAGACACAGCGTTAGATAAAATGCAAGGTGATGTAAGCGATGAGTTCAGGGATATAGTTGAAGATTATTTTAAGCCGAATTTTTAACCTATGACGCGCAAAGAAATAAACGCACTACCTGAAAAGCATAAACAGGCGATTTTAGCCCAAATAAGCGCGAGTAATGTAAAAGTACCTAAAAGCGTAGATAAGGCAAAGAACCCGCCTAAGAATAGCAAAGAAAAGGATTTTATTCAGTTTGC